TTATTAAAACTTACGCAGGTATTTAAATAAAATAAAATACTCCCTTAGGGGAGTATTTTTTTGACTATTTTTCTTGACAAGTATAAATAGTCGTGTTACATTAAACTATAGTGTAACACTTAGGCAAACACTATACAAACAACATGGCTAATATGGCAAAATAGGAGAAACATCATGGCTACACTAGCAGAAATTCGTGCTAAACTACAACAACAAGAAAACCGCGGTAGTACTAGTTCAAGTACACAAGGCGGAGATCGTGCTATTTACGCACACTGGAACATTCCCGAAGGATCAACTGCAAAACTACGCTTCTTGCCAGACGGCAATGAAAAGAACGACTTTTTCTGGGTCGAGCGCAATATGATTCGTCTACCTTTCCAGGGTATTAAAGGACAAATGGATAGTAAACCAGTAATGGTACAAGTTCCATGTGTTGAAATGTATAACGATGGCACAGCATGTCCTATTTTAGGAGAAGTACGTCCGTGGTTTAAGGATCCATCACTGGAAGATATGGGTCGTAAATATTGGAAAAAGCGTGGATATATTATGCAAGGATTTGTCCGCGAATCCCCAATGAACGAAGATGAGACTCCAGAAAACCCAATCCGTAGATTTATTATTTCGCCGCAGATTTTTAATGTAATCAAGGCTGCACTAATGGATACCGAAATTGAGGAACTACCTACTGACTTTGATCTTGGCTTAGACTTTTTGGTTAGTAAAACACAAAAAGGTGGTTATGCAGACTATAGCACTAGCAAATGGTCACGTAAAGAGTCAGAGCTTGATAGCCAAGAACGTGCAGCAATTGAAGCACATGGATTATTTGACTTGAGTGAGTTTCTTCCTAAAAAACCAGGCGAAACTGAACTAAAAATCATTCATCAAATGTTCGAAGCAAGCGTTGATGGACAACCGTATGACCCAGATTTGTTTGGACAATACTACAAACCTGCAGGATTACAAGTTAGTGGTTCAAGCAATAATACACCAAGGTCTGCACCTGCACCTGCTCCTGCTGCACAAACTCCTGCACCAGTAACAGAAGCAACCACTGACACAGGATGGACAGAACCTGCACCTGCTGCTCCGTCAGCAGAAAGTGGCGACACTAAAACAGCAGATATTCTTGCTATGATTCGTCAGCGTAAAACTGTCGAATAATCATTAAAAATATTAATAAAAAATCAGTAGGTGTAATGCACCTACTGGTAATTAACGTATAAATGCAAGGAACACAATATGGCAAAACCGTTTGACGTAAGTAAATTTCGTAAAAGTATCACTAAGGCAGTACCAGGACTTAGTGTAGGATTTAACGATCCGGATACATGGATTTCGACTGGTAACTATACACTAAACAAGTTGATTAGCGGAGAATTTACCAAAGGAATTCCTCTTGGTAAAGTAACAGTGCTAGCTGGCGAAAGTGGAGCAGGTAAAAGTTATATTGCTAGCGGCAATGTAATCAAGGCTGCACAAGATCAAGGTATTTTTGTTGTATTAATTGACAGCGAAAACGCACTTGACGAAAAGTGGCTACATGCATTAGATGTTGACACTGACGAAACTAAGTTGCTTAAACTTAATATGAGTATGATTGACGATGTTGCAAAAACAGTTAGTGATTTCATGAAAGACTATAAAGCAGAGTATACTGACAAAGACCCCGAAGAACGTCCTAAAGTATTGTTTGTAGTTGATTCATTGGGTATGCTACTGACACCTACCGATGTTGATCAGTTTCAAAAAGGTGATATGAAAGGTGATATGGGTCGTAAGCCCAAAGCACTAACATCGCTTGTTAGAAACACAGTTAACATGTTTGGTGAATTTAACGTAGGACTACTAGCAACTAACCACACATATGCATCACAAGATATGTTTGATCCAGATGATAAGATCTCGGGCGGACAAGGCTTTATCTATGCATCAAGTATTGTTATTGCTATGCGTAAACTTAAACTAAAAGTAGACGCAGATGGTAACAAGACATCACAAGTACATGGTATTAGAGCAGCGTGTAAGGTAATGAAAACACGTTATGCTAAACCTTTTGAAAGTGTACAAGTTGAAATTCCATACGAAACTGGTATGAGCCCATACAGTGGATTAACTGACTTTCTTGAAGCAAAAGGTGTACTTAAAAAAAGCGGAAACAGTTTAGAATACATTAGCCCTCTAACAGGCGAAGTAATCAAAATGTTCCGCAAACCTTGGAATGCTAACAAGGATGGTGCACTTGATCTTGTTATGTCAGAATATAACGATCAAGAAGTCGACAAGGTTGAAGAAGAAATTGAATTCAATGATATTGGTGAGAATCAAGTAAATACGCTAAATGATGACCAAGTAGTTGTTGCAGATTAAAGGATAACCTATAAATGGATGTAGATACTATTAATCTTTGTTGGAGCATATTTCAACGATATATTAAAAGTTCCGATCAAAGCCATGCTGTTAGTCATCTAGTAACTGAGTTACTAGATGCAGGCATGCGAGATGAGGATATACACGACCTTGCTAACATTGATAGCCTTTTCATTGAGGCAGTTAAAGATAATAGCGACGAATATGATGAGTACGATGACAACGAAGACGACGGCTGGGATTAATGGCAACAAATATTCCATTTCCAATTAGAACTAACACATCTTGTCTCTTAAAATGGAATTGGAGTACAATATTTCTTAATACAGGCCAAGTATCTGTATGTCATCGGAATAAAAGAATAAAAATACCAAAAGATAATTTTGACAGTTTTCATAATCTTCCTTATTACGTCGATCATAGGCGTAGTATGTTAAATGGAGAATGGCCAAACAGTCCAGATCATGTTGGATGCAAGTATTGTAAAAACATTGAAGATGCTGGCGGGCGCAGTGATCGCCAGTATATGACTGAAACACAAGTAGATCAGACTCCCGATGAACTAGTAGATGATCCTACTGCAGTTGTTGTTACACCTGCTGTTTTAGAAATATTTTTAAGCAATACATGCAACTTAGCGTGTACATATTGTCGTGTGGGAAATAGTAGCAAAATTGAAGCTGAATCAAAAAAATACAGTAACCAAGCAAATTTCAATGACTTTTATTTTGGAAAATTAAAAGAAAATTTACCTAAAAGCGAGCTTGACGAATATAAGGAGCTGTGCTTAGATTGGATTGCAAGAAATGGATCAAAGTTAAGAAGATTCCATTTACTAGGCGGCGAACCTATGTATACAGCAGAGTTTGACGATTTCATTAATGTATGGAATGATTATCCTAATACAAATTTGATTCTTAATGTAGTTAGTAATGTTAATTTAAAACACAATCTATGGAAAACGCAAATTGATAAAGTTATTAACTTGGTTAAAAATAAAAAAATCAAAGATTTTGAACTGACTGCTAGTTTAGACTGCTGGGGACCAGAACAAGAATATATTAGAACTGGTTTCAGCTGCACATTAGCAGAAGAGAACATACTATATTACTTGTCGTTGCCTGAAGTTACATACTTAAACATTAACTCAACTCATAGTGCTCTTAGCTTGTTAACTTACCATGAACTTTTAGAAAAAAAAGCAGAATGGGAAGAAAAAACAAATAAGAGTATACGTTTATTCGGACAGTCAGTTGGGAGCAAGCATGTAGATATTGGAACATTATCTGGTAATTTTTATGTACAGGCAGTAAAAAATATTTTAAAATCTCATCCACGTAAGACTTGGGATGATCAGCAGGCACTAAAAGCAACAAATGGAATATTAAAATCAATTATAAGCACAGATCCAGATATAGAAAAAGTAAAACATTTTTTAAAAGTGTATAACGAGCTTGATAGACGTAGAAACACCAACTGGAAAAAAGTATTTCCAGAAGTTGCAACAGAAATAGAGAAGTACAAAGATGACATGGTATACTAAAGTAACTAATAACATTTCTTATTTGCCAGATTTTATTGAATACTATAATACAGAACATATAAAAGCAAAATCAGAGTGTCGAGTTGGGGGTATTGTTGAAAAAAATATCAGCGCCCTTCCTGGTATCACCGAACATAGATTTAATCAACTTCAGGAAATTGAAGCTGTTTTAAATCATATGAATATACAATTAAAGAAAATTCGTAGGAAACATTTTCAAAAATACCTTGAAAACTATCAACGTGCGTTGAGCAGTAGAGATGCTGAAAAATATGTAGACGGCGAGGATGATGTAATTGATTACGAAACATTAATCAATGAAGTTGCACTATTGCGCAACAAGTGGCTCGGGATTATGAAAGGTCTCGACTCTAAACAATGGCAACTTGGGCACATTGTTAAATTAAGATGCGCAGGCATGGAAGACATTTCTATTCAATAAAGGAACATATAATGCAACCAGATAACGATTCAGTACAAGTACTTGAACTTCTTGGGGAACATCATGAATTTATGGAAACTATAAAAAATGTTGCTATAATGGATGATGC